GGTAATGTTGGAGTTGCTGACCCAACTGCTGAAAATCTTGGCATAGAATAACTATCCTCGGCTGCAGTAATTCTTAAATCATTTGAATCACCTTCATAAGTTAATACACCTGATGTTCTTGTATAACCACTTGTATCAACCCCAATTAAAGTAATTGTTGAACCTGTAGTTAAACCATCATATTGAATTGTTGCTCCACTATTTACAACGATATTGTAAGCCCCTGTAAAATTACCTTGATTCAATACTTCGATTAAGGATGGGGTTGTAATTCCTGTTGAACCTGATAGTGAAATTGGTAAAATCCCGTTATCTGTTCTAATCCACATTAAGTCGTCTGCAACATTGGCAAATATTTCACCAACAAATAAGTCTGTTGGCACCATTTCATTCAATGTTGTTCCTGTTGGGATTGTTGGTAGTTCACCTGAAATACCACTTCTTTTGATTAGTAATCTACTATACTCGATTTTATCACTCATAATTATAAATATTGTCTTATTTTATTTGTTTCTATACTTCAGGTGGAATTGTTCCATCTATGATTGGACGCTGTTTACTATCACCACCAAATGGACGGACACTATCTTCACCGGCATCTACTATATCAATGAAATTAGTTTTACCAACATTCATAACCTCATCTTCCATTGCGTCTATAATATATGGGTTCAACCATCTTAAACCATCTGTATCAATTAGTAAATCCCCTACAACAATCGAATTAGATGGTGCGTTAGTAATTCCATCACCAACTATAATTGAGTTCGTTGTGCCTTCTTTAATTGAGTTATTATTACCAACAATAAGAGCGTTTGATACACCATAATCAACATAGTTGTTTACACCAGCCATTATGATTGTATTTGAGTTGTTTACTGTTTGATTTTTTAACAAGTCATTTGGACGCTCATTAAATATTCCCCCACTTTTTACTTGGTTTTGTCCTACAACACTAATTGGTTTATTTGTGCTTACTAAACCACCATTTGGATTTGGAACATTTGGTGTTCCTGGTATTACCTTACAGAACCCATCAGTCCAATAACCACCTAAATTATTACAACATGCTTGAGTTAATGGTTGATTTGATAAACTCACATAAATGTATGAACCACCTTTTACTGGTTTTGCGACAATATCGTGTGGACAATCAACCTCACTATCACTAACCTCAATATTATCGTTGTATGCGACATCTATGTAGTTTAATTTGTATAGTTTTACTTTGGTTGTTTTATCGATTGAATTGGGGTTATAATCACTAATCGTATTTACCCTCCAATATGAGTTATTGATTAAAATAACATCACGGAAATCAAAGTCATTTATATCACTTGGAGTAAGATGAAAATATGCTTCTAATAACTTACTATTCACATCAGTCAATTCGTTCAGTGTGGTTAAATAAAACTGATTTATAAGTGTATTTGTAGGACAACATAATTGTGTATCATAATACAATACCCCACTATTTGCAAACTCCAATGTATAAGTTGGGTTTTTTGGGTTATCATACATACCCGCATAGATGTAATTGTATTGTAGATTTGTTGATGCTCCAGGATAATTTCTTAATGAGTAATAAGCATTTGGTAATTTCTTGGAAAATAATATTCTTGTATTTGTTCTAACAGGTTTAAGGCTATTATTATCATCAATATCACAAAAGAATGGGGACACCATACCTGATGGTTTGATGAAATTATCACTTACAGGTGTAGGACTTGTAAACAATTCCAATTTCTTTTCGGTTGTTGAAAAGTCATTCACAAAATCTGCTCTATATTCCCCATAAACCTTACCCGTTAATTCCTTAAATTGTTTGTTATAATAATCAACATCTTGTTTGTGGGTGAATACATAAGATTTTACATCCAACTCACTCATAGGGATTTGTATTACATCTTGGTTGTAATCCAATTTGTAAGTCCAATCCTTCACTTTCATCTTTGAGTTAAAGAAATCATCTTTCGGTTCAATGATGAGGTTATTTGCGACATTTACATCATCATACACCATAAGGTTAAACATCTTACAAACATCTAAAAACAATTCCCTCATCTTTATGTTTGGAAGCATTGATGATAATGGTAAAGGTGCGTTGATACTATAATTGTATGTGGTTGCTGGCTTGATTTCCAAATAATTTAGTTGGGTGTTTTGCCAAGGTAATATTGCTTGAAAATAAATGTTTGGTGTAGATGTGATGTCCCACAATACACTACCAGGATAACTAAACTTAACTTCAATAAAAACCCTATCATTTGTATTAAGGTAAACATTGGGTGCATTTAAGTTCATAGAAACAGGGACATTATCAACATAATAACCTGTTTGCCATGCTGATGAACTTGGACTAAATGATGTTCCATTACTATTTGATTGGACGATTGTTGATACCGCACCAGTAATAGCATCTCGTTTTCTTAAAAATACCCAATATTTTAATTGTCCGCTCTTGTATCTAAACGCTTCATTATTTTGGTGAATGAATACCGAATTGAATGCCGCCTTTAATGTGATGGCATACATACCTGGCTCTTGGTTGATGTAAACACAACTATTATTATTAAATTGGTTGGTGCTCCATTGGTTATTCGGGTCTTGGAAGGTTATATTACCTTCTGCCCCTGTTTCCCTTTTTAGTGGAAACCAATACCTTCCTGATGTAGCACTAGTCCAAAAGTTCACATTGGTTTTATTCATTGCTGGACTAATAGGTTGAACCCCATTCCAACCTAATGTAATTGCTAAACTTTCAAAATATGCTTTGAATGATTGTGGGTAAATTGGGGATGCGGGGTAAGTATAGAAATCATTTTTTTGAACCCCCACTCTTGTAATTCTATTGTTGTATTCTTCACTTGTATATTGTGGGGAATCTAATGGAACGATTAGGGATTTGAAGTAATCACTATTGAAAAAATTACTTGTGTATGTATAACCAGCAAACTCAAATAATTTATCAACAAGGGTTTTAAGATAAATCGCAGGGTTTAAGTCATAACTATTAATAATAACCCCATTACCACCCGATACTGTTGGTTGGAAATTACCATTCATTACCATAGGGTATATGTATCCTGTTCCAGGTTCAACTTGAGTTAGAATACCATTTACATAAATATTATTATCATAAGAATTGGTTATGGTTGTGATATTTCTTGCATGGTTATATTCATCAATATTTAATTGATTTAAGTAATAATCACTTAAATTAATCATTATGTTTTTGAATACTCCTGTGATTACCACCTCAAAATCAACTTGTTTTTGATTTGTGATGATTTGTAATAATTGTAGATTTCCTGTAAAGATTAATTCGTCCCCAACTAATACTGATACTGGTAGTGATTTCTTTGGATTGTAAGTTGTATCACTAATGTCTATATCAATGTCCTGTATTTGTTTAAAATACTCTTGGTTGATTTTTGTTCCTGGTAAAAGAATTGTCTTTGAATAACTTTCCTTCTTGGTTGTGATGTCTTCAATATCTTCAATTTGATATGTGAAACTGAAATCTAAATTATCGTATGTATCTAAATATACTCCGTTGGATATAATCCTAAATTGATTAATTTGAGCCATAATATTCTTATATTAGAAACGATATTCATTAAAGGAAACCGATAAGTTAAAAGTATAACTATAAAGTTGTTCCTGTTTATCTTTATAAAGTTCAATTTTATTGTCTAAAAGTTGAGCCCCGAATAGTCTATTATCAGGGGTTTGTAAATAAACCGATGTTGATTGGATTAAGTCCTCCATTAAAGCAACTTCAAATTGTTTTAACCAACCTGAATTAAGGGTATAGGTTTTTCTACTTCTACTATAAAAAGTTTTTTCACCCCTTCCATAGTCATCATAACCAAATGTGTTATTTTCCCAAGTCCCATCTTGTTGATAGTATGTTTTTCTTTCTGCTTCGATGAACTCCCTTGAATAATAGATGAATGGGTATGATATAAATGAACCATACCTGTCCTTCCACATTAAATGCCATATTTCATACATAGAACAATCGTCATTTATTTTGAAACACTTATCATTTGTTCTTTGACTTGGTGTTCCAAATGGGGCATCATACCCATAAACGATGTAGGTATTTACTGAACCTGAATATGAACTGAATGTCCCACTTATATTGGTATAATTTGTAAGACTGATTTGATTAAGTCCAATAGGAGCATAGAAGTCTTCCTGTCCTGTTGTATTCTTTAATAGTTTAATACTACCCAAAGTATTGTAGTTAGCGTCGTAGAATTGATAAATAACCCCATCACATACGGATGCTGGTGCTGTATGGAATAGTAAAAACCCTATTGTGTTTCTTTCAATTCTATAACAAGTTTCATTTTCCAAAATAGTTGAAATATTGTTTCCACTAAATGCTCTGTTTTGAATTACATAACTATCGAATGCTGTAATTGAATAGTCAGGACGATTGATGTGGGCGTTATAAATACAAAAAGCGTCATAGTCTCTGTATTCAGTTAAAACTTGGGGAAGTTTATTACCTGGATATGCGATTATCCCACTAATAACAGGACTATTACCAGCCCAAGCCAAATTAGTTTCAATCACAACACCATAAGTCCCACTTACATAGATGTTCGTAATGATTGCTGTGGTATTATATTCTGGACGAGGTTGTCCCCATACTTGTCCTGCAACACTTGATGCCCCTTGATATGTCTTATTTAATTTAAGACTTGTAGACGAAGGAACAGATTGGATACTAGTATTACCATTATAAGACAACAAAGTCGTCTGTCCTTCAACTAAAACAGGTTGTCCCGCTAATAAATAATGGGGTGATGAACCATTAAGTTGTATGTAGTTTCCGTTTTGTGTAATTGTGGTATAATTCCAAGATACCTGATTTTGTGTAATGTTAATTACATCACCAATACTGAATGGAATATTAGTCAAAGATGTTAGTGATGAATTGAAGAATGCCACAGTTCCACCACTCACAAATAAGTTATCCTCAAACTCAAATTGATATTGGGCTTCATAACCCATCAATAACCCAAAACACTTTTTGGTATCGGGGGCGTCATATACCAACCCATAATTTACTGATTGTCCTGTTAGATTCTGTGATACCAAATCCTTCATCACATTACTCATATCAAGTTTTCCATACCCATCTAAATCAGGTGATAATTTCCACTTATAAAACTTACTAGCTCTCATTGGGCTTATGAATGGAACGAACAATTCTAAATTGATGATAAATTGTGTTGTTGAAACAATCTGTAAAATATTATAATAACCTGTGTAAATATCATTGGTATAATCGTCTAAAAGTAATGTGTCCCCCTTTGTGAAGTTATGTGGGCTTGATGTAGTTATTAAAGTCCCAACCTGTCCCAAATATGTTGTAGATACTGCGTTTGATACGAATACATCATCATATACCGCATTGACGATATATTTATATTGATTGAATGTTGCATAATTGGTATCATAAACCTTTAGGGGGATGGCCGAATATGCCGCCATATATTCGTTTGGTAATGTAATTGCTGTATAACTCATTTTTCTTTATTTCTAAATATTATTATTTCCCAAATGTTTCTTTAGCCATATCAAGTATCTCATTTACGATTTCTTCTTCAAACTTATTCACCCATTTTGACTTGTATTCTATTTGTCTAATTGTCTTATCTAAAACATTTGTGGGTTTCAATCCAAATCTAAAAATCTTCATTCTAATTGGGTATGTTGCTTCATCAGGTAATCCTTTTAACCTAACCCAATTTCTTATAGCCTCTATTGGTGGTTTTTTTACTCGATAAGAATATGGGGTATTGTATTTTCTAATTGTTCCACTAACCCCCTTATCAACAAACTTCAAATATGATTCACTATCAAGTTGTATTATGTCTTTACCTTCTTCTTCACTAATATTTACCTTGATACTATTGATTAGAGTTCCTGTTGCTCTTTTGGCAAAAGGTTTGTTATTTTCTAATTGTTCCTTTAAGGTTTTAACATATAACTTGGCGAACTCATCGAGTGCTTGTCTTTTTATAAGTTTTTTTGCCATTTTGGGTTTTCAAGTCTTTGATTTGATTTTGTAAGTCTTTGATATAGATTTCAAGTAATGCTACTTTTGCGTGTAATCCCTCTAATTCTATTTCTAACGGACTTTTTTTAACATCTTGGACTACTTGTCCGTCTTTAATAATTCTAACTGCCATAAGTCTTTATTTTTTTTAAGGTTGAGTTGGTGTAGGTGTGGGAGTGATTGTTGGTGTTATGGTTGGGGTGATTGTTATAGTTGGGGTAGGTGTTGGATTTACAGGTGAAACAGGAATATCACAATTCACTTGTTTTAACTTGAAGGTAATGTTTGCTGCAATACCTGTTGCTTTATCAGGTGTCTCATCAATTACAGGAAAGAATGATACATCACCCCCAAACAATACACCATATTGTCCCCAATATTGTTGAACTTCAATTACAAAATCTTGTAAGTATTGTGTGGTATCACTTAATATTTCTTGTGAGTTATCACTTTGGAAACCATTTTCATCAAAGTAGTTTGGTTGGATATTGATTTTATCCATAAACAATATACTAAAACTAAATTGGGGGATTGCGGTTTTATTATTACTTACCACTGATATGGTTGAGTTGTCTGCTAATGAAACCCACATATAAGGGAAGTTCATTTGTCTACTTGTGCCGATATCGAAAGTCTCGCCAAACCCAAAGTCTTTTAAGAAGTAGTGTCTGGATGCGAAATCTGCCATCCAGTTAATCATTTGATTTAATGTTATAATGTTCGTAATAGCCATTACTATAATTTATTTTTATCTTTTATGTCTTCAAGGTTTTTAAAATACCCCAACCAATTTAGGCAGTGTATGTAATTCATTTTATAAACCTCATCTTCTTTTAATCCCAACTCCTTCATCAATCTAAACACAAAGTCCAACCATTCATACCTGTCGTCAAGTTTCTTATCGTCTCCTAACTTTTTCTTGAACTTACTTTCTTTTTGGGGTTTTTGGCTTTTGTAGAGTCCTTTGTATTGTTCTTGGGTAAATCTCCGCCAAACAAAAAAAAACTGAAAACATTATTAACATCACTTACTTTTAGGTTATCAAATAAATATTTTCTATTTAATAATTCAGTGGTGAATGGTTCAATTTTATCATCAATTTTCTTACGAAGGAATATACA